AACTTACCATTATAACTTACCATTCTAAACTTACCATTATAAACTTACCATTAATGCTTACCATTGGGTGTAATTACAAAACTACAATCAATATTTACAGGGTGATGCCAAAGTCAGCCAAGAAGCTTCTTGCAGCTGCTGACAGGCCGGCTTTTCCCCATGGCAATGATGAGATCAGTGTTACAGCATTCTTGACATCTGCTTTGCGGATTGACATCCACTGAGAAGCAGGAAGTCCTCCATACTGCTGACGGAGATGCTTCTTTAAGAATTCTGCCTTCATCTGCTTCTGCTGAACTCTGTAGATTCCGATGGCCAGTGGCAGCATCTTGAAGGTGTCTAAAAACATCTCAGTGCCTGGAAAGAATGACAGGTACACGTCATCCCCATTATCCCATGATATTCCTAGACTTTCTGCTATAGGGTTAACTATCTTCTCTCTTATCATGTCAGCGGCATTCTCATCGACCATTGACTCTTTGGTGTACTTTGCTAAGAACCCAGAGATTCTGTGGAGTGTCAGGTCTTCTGCCTCAACTTCTATATTTGCATTCCTTTCATTGTGGTTGTTCTTCACTGTGAATGTGGCAGTTCCAAATTTCAGGTTTGCTGTCCGGGCTGTTGTTGTTTTTAGCTTTTGTTTGGCATCATATGCTCTGAGGAAAAAGATCCTCACGTTGTCTGGTGTCAACACAGCACCGTGATCCCTAACGAATTTAGCATATGCCAGATCTGGCACAAAAGGATTTCTCCCTTCTGCGATCAGGCGTTCGCCAAACTCAAAATTAGCTACGTCACTCATTTTCTTAAAATGTTTTTGAATGTTTTTAA